TAACTATGTTCAACAATAACGATGCAGTCTACGAGATGTTTAACAAGAGCTGTATGACAGAAGAGATGGAGTATGATAAGTGTTTCATAGACGCTGACTCAATCATCTTCAAGATAGCAGTGACAACAGACTCAGTGACACAGGCAAAGAGTTACTTTGACAAAGCACTTGATGCAATCATGAGAGACACAGGAAGTGTCAAAGGTTATGTAGCTGTCAAAGGCAAGGGTAACTTCCGATACGGTATCTCTGAGGACTACAAAGGAACCAGAGCCAACGGTAAACCTATGGATCCTAAAGTAAAAGAGAGGAGGGAGGCAGTAACAGAGTACGCATGGGAGACTGGGTGCTTCAAGTCTGACAACTGTGAGGCAGATGACATTGTATCTATCTGGGCACAAGAAGCGTATGATGCTGGTGAACATTATGTAATAGCGCACATCGATAAGGACATTGACATGGTTCCGGGTTGGCACTATAACTTCAACAAGAAGACTCAATACTTTATTGATGGTGATGAAGGTCATTACAAGATGTGCATACAGATGCTTACAGGTGACAGTACAGATAACATTCATGGACTAAAAGGTATAGGCCCTAAGAAAGCCGAGAAGATCTTAAAAGATGTACCGACAAAAGATATGCTTGAGACCGTTGGGGACACATGGCGTGACCATCACCCTCGTGACTGGAAACCTAAACTTGAGACCTGCTTTAACTTATTGTATATGAGGAGAGATTGGAATGGGTTCAGACGTTTAACTATTGAAGAGGTATTTAAGGATGAATAGACTAGGCCACTGGACATATGATGGTGAGGAGTTCGAGGTAGATGATTACTTTGGATTCGTGTACCTGATAACTGTCTCTGTACCTGATGGTAATCCAATCAGATACATAGGTAAGAAGCAGTTCCACTCTTACAAGAAGACTAAGCGAGACAAGGAGTCTAACTGGAAGAAGTACACAAGTTCCTCAAAGCACATAAATGATCTGAGAGAGGATGGCTCTGATATGTCATTTGATATAATCCAATTGTTCAAGACAAGAGGAGGGCTATCAGCAGCAGAATGTAAAGTTCAATGGTACTTAGATGTACTTACGGAGAAGTGTTCAGAAGGGATTCCTTTATACCTGAACCGACAGATCGGTGCAGTCAAATTCATACCTAAAGAAGCAATAACAGATGAAACAAAAGACAGACTTGACGAAATCTACAGAACCGGAAGAGTACTTATCAAAACCAAAGGAGAAGAAGCAGCAGAGACTTGATCGTAAAGTCAAAGCAAGTACCAGACGTATCGACACTAAGTCCTACAAAGAAGACAGGTGGAACTGATGGCTGAACACTTCACAAAGAGCTACCCATGTCACCACTGTGGGTCATCTGATGCAGTAGGTCTGTGGTCTAATGGACGAGGTAAATGCTTTGCATGTGATAAGCCAGCCTTTCTAGATCAGTATGACCCAACAGTTGAATCAAAGTTTAAACCTAATAACCGACAACAGGATTATGATATGAGTGGCGAGTCGCTCCAAGACATCAGTAACTACGACACAGCAGGTGTTCGTGAACGTAACCTTACTAAGACAGCATGTGAAGTCTATGATATGAAGGTTGCCTATAACGCTGCTGGTGAGATAACAACACACTACTACCCCTATACAGTTAAAGGTAAGGTAGTGGCATATAAGAAGAGGACACTACCAAAGGAGTTCCGAGTAGTTGGTGAGCTAAAGCATAAGGATCTGGAGTTGTTTGGTCAGTCTAAGTTCCAACCCGGTGGTTTCAAGGTTATCATAACAGAGGGTGAGTTAGATGCTATTGCAGTACAACAGGCTATGCTCAACAAGTACAAGCGTACCTACCCTGTAGTCTCCCTGCCATCCTCATCAAACATGAAGATCCTTGTTGCTAATCGTGAGTGGCTCAGGTCATTTGACGAGATTATACTGATGTTCGATCAAGATGATGCAGGTGCTAAAGCAGTATCAGAGGCAGCTAAGATCATTGGTTGGGACAAGACACTGGTGGCAACACTGAGTGCTAATGACCCATGCGACTCCACTCCCTTGGAAATCATGAATGCAGTCTTCAATGCACGTAAGTATACCCCTGCCTCCATCGTACGCGGTGAGGCTATCTGGGATGCATATGTTGCTCGTAAGAATGTACTGTCAATACCATACCCTGCATGTCTGCAAGGACTCAACGATAAGCTTGACGGTATGCGTAAGGGTGAGATTGTATTGTTCACCTCAGGTACTGGCTCTGGTAAATCTACTATGATCAAAGAGATTGTATTGGAGATTGAGGAAAAGACTGAGGACAGTATAGGTATGGTGTCTCTTGAGGAGTCAATAGGTGATTCTGCAGAGAAGTTCATCAAGATGTTTGCACCTAAGGATCCTACTCCTGAGCAAGAACGTAAGGCTTACGAGAAGGTCTTCGGGAATGAAAGGTTAATACTACTCGACCATAACGGTGCAGTCTCTGACTCCAGTCTAATCGACCAGATCGAGAACTTGTGTCTGCTAGGTTGTGAGTACATCATCCTAGATCATATAACAATAGCAGTATCTGAGGGTGCTGGAGGTAAGACTGGTAATGAAGCTATAGATTCTATTATGTCTGACTTGCTAAAAGTAGTTAAGAAGCATAACATATGGCTTGGGTTGATCAGTCACCTCAGGAAGTCTCAAAATGGTAAGTCATTTGAAGAAGGATACTTGTCCTCTATAGATGACATCAAGGGTTCAGGTTCGATCAAACAGATCAGCTTTGATATAATTACATTCTCACGTAACTTAGTGGCAGAAGATGAAGATGAACGGAACACTATCAAACTCAGGGTACTTAAGTCCAGATTTACAGGACGCACTGGAGACTGTGGCTCAGCATACTATGACACAAGAACAGGAAGACTCAAAGGACAGGAGGACTTCCTCAGTTACACTGGATAACTCCTTAGGTGTCGAGTTAATAACTGAGTACATAAAGGAGAGATGTGAAGGTAATACATTCAGAGGGCGACCTCCTGAAGGTGCCAGATTAATCTCAAGTATGATACCGTATGGATACACGTATCAGAAGCTCACTGTAAGGGCCGTAGCAGGTGCTGTGGCAGCTTATCAGAAGTCCAGAAGGGCAACGTCAGCACCCTTTAAACTAACTGTTACATCGACTGTGATAGGCTTACAGGTGCTGTCTGCTTTAGGTGTGCTGAACACCAACCATCAGGAGATATTAGCAGTAGGTGATCTGTACTTAGAAGCATTCCTTCAACTGGGTTATATACACATTGAAAGAGAGTACTCAGGGTACAGAGCACCGTACATAATCATACTGTTAGATAAGTGGGCTGACTTAGGTGATCTACCACCAGAGTACGAGAGGGATACATTGATTGGTACATCCTTCACACCACCTAAGGACATCACATCCTTACGTAATGAGTTCACCAAACGTCCATACATAAAGCGAATGAGTTCAGAGGAGGACTTTAAGCAGCTTATAGGAGCACCATTTATCACTGCTCTTAACAAGCTGCAACAAACACCTTGGAGACTTAACAGTACACTAGCCAAAGCCTTAGAGACTAACCTCGGATTGTTCATAGATCTTGAGGACCAGTCAATCAAAGCTAAGTCAAAGGCAATTGAGATGAAGTTCGTCATTGCAAAGATACATGCAATAGGACATAAGGACTTCTATCAGATGGTGGAATGTGATTACAGAGGGCGTGTGTACTACACTGAACCCTTCTTAAACTTCCAAGGTTCTGACGTATCCAAAGGTCTATTTGAGTTTGCCTATGCAAAAGCTATGGACACTGAGGGATACCGATGGCTGTGTATACATACAGCTTGTTCCTATAACCAATCATATGAACTAGAGGACCTACCAACATGGGTAACAGCGGACTACCAAACCTATCTTCAAGACGAAGGGTTATCTACCATCTCCGTGGACAAGATGACCTTAAAGGACAGAGAGTTGTGGACCCTAAACAACCTGACTTGGATAAACCACTTAGCGGATGGTCAGACCTTCAGGCCAGAAGCAGAGAAGCCGGTGAGCTTCCTTGCATGTTGCTTGGATCTTAAGGGCTATGTAACTGCTAAGTCTAAGGGTGATATTTACAGGAGTAGATTACCTATCCCTGTGGATGGAAGTAACAATGGATGGCAGCATCTGGCAGCTATCAGTAAAGACAAACAAGCTGGTGAACTGGTGTCTCTTGTACCTAGTGAGATACAGAAGGACTTCTATGTCCAAGTTGCCAAGCGTCTTATAGGAAGGATGCCAGACTGGTTTGATGAACGTAAGATACCAATGAAAGCTGTCCGTAAGGGGATAGCAAAGCGTGGTGCTATGACAAGGGCATACTCAGCAGGTCAGAAGAAGATTGGTGCTAACATGTACTATGACTGTAAGGTAGAAGGCTATGACACGAAGTACAATATCACAGAAGATGACTGTACCCCTCTGTCAAAGCAACTAATACTTGCAATCAATGACACCTGCGTAGGCCCCTTAAAGACCATGAAGTTTATTCAGAAGATGACTGATCACATTCTGTCAACAGGAAACACATGTACACAATGGACAACTCCCTCGGGATTCCCAGTGCTGTATGAAGTCTGGAGACAGAAGAACATCACAGTCCGGAGTACCATACGTGGTCTGGGTCAGATAGGTCACAGCATCAAGGTGCCATACATAACACCTAATGGTGACTTGATACCCTGCCGTAGATCCTTTGCGTCTGGATGCTCACCTAACTTCGTTCACTCAATGGACGCAGCTCACATGGCCAAGGTTATCCAAAGCTTTAATGGTGACTTCGGTGCTATACATGATTCATTCTCGACTCATGCATGTGATGTGAATAAACTAATAGACCATACCAAGTGGCAGTTCGCCATGATATACAACAGTGAGAACTTCTTCACAGTCATAGAGAACATGTTACTAGAGACCCGAGAGGGTTATACACTTAAACAACCAGAACTAGGTACCTTAGATATCTCTGAGATCCTGTCGTCTGATTACTTCTTTTGTTAAGGAAACCAATATGAATAACATAACACAATTCCCAGACAAGTATGTAGCTGAGAACACAATGCTGCAAGACTTGAATGATTTAATAGCCAAATACAATGGTGAGATGACCAACGTGGCAATGCTGGGATGCTTGCAGGCATCTGCTAACTTCGTGTTTCTGTCTATCGCAGAGAAATCTACCTATGATGAGGATGAAGAATAATGTACAACATATTTGAAGAACTGGAAGAGAAAGTAATCGACTGGGCTCACATCAAAGGTATCCTTGGGGATACTGTTGGTGATTCTGAACTGGAAGGGCGTAAGCTGAGGCAGTTAGGTAAGTTTGAGGAGGAGTCTGTGGAGTTCATGGAGGCTGTCTACTCAACTAATGTTGATAACGTACGTGATGAACTTGGTGATGTACTGGTGACCCTTACAGTCCAAGCGAATCTATGGGGTTTAAGTCTCACAGAGTGCTTGGATGAAGCATACAATAAGATATCCGTACGTACAGGTCGTATGGTTGATGGCGTATTCGTCAAAGATAACTAACAGGAGAAGTAACACATGAGTAACGATAGGAAGTCTTTTAACATAGTACCGGGTATTGACGACATGGAGTATGTTGAAATGTTCAACCTCGACCCCGCTCTTGCGTATACCCCAGAGATCAATGAAGCAATCCTCAGTAAGGTCTGGGAACAGAACTACTCAGATGCTGTTGCTGAGGGTCTGTCTGAAGAAGAAGCTACGGCTCATGCAGAGTCTCAGCGTACCGCTGGTCGTATGACTGTACAAGAAGCAATAAAATAACCCCCAAGTATACGTAATGTATACCTGAGGGTAACGCCCCCTTGGGATCCTTAATTGGATTCCTTGGGGGCTTTCTTTTTTATTATCTATTGTTATGTTTAATCAGCTTCACGCAATGCATCTAAAGTATACTGGTGTGTATCCTTAGCCTTAGCTCTGATCTTCTTACGACCTTCCTTTGCACGTAACCTTTGTCCCTCGAAGGACTTAGCAAGGTTCTTAACACCATCATCGTTAAGTACTGCAAGTGCTATAGCATACAACTCCTTGTTATTAATATGATCCCAAGGTTTATCTCCAGATAACCTAGCTTTCTTATCAAGGTTAGATACATATGCAAAAGCCCTATCTGCAAGTTTAGGATGGTAGATAGAGGTAAGACTACCCATATTACTCATCTCATTGTAAACATACCTAGCATAGTTAGGGTCCGCAGGGGATCCTGAAGGGTTACCTTCTGCCAATGCACGTAGGTTCGCAATACCTCTGTGAGTAGCCTCACGGATACCCTTCTGCATCTCACCGATAAGGTCGTATTCCAGTACCATATCTAACCAGACATCATTGATAGCCTTATATGAAGACATGAATGATCCTGCATCTGTTATGATAGCATCATAGATAGGTATGATATAAGGGTCTCTCCCATTCTGAGCAGCACGAAGCTTTGCAAGGTATTTAGTTACTAAACCTACAATAGCTGCAGCATCGAAACCAATAGTGGTCTGAGCTAACACACCCTGAGTGGCACCTAAACCTGCAACACCATTCTTCTCGTACAATGCTGAGGTCTCTGACTCATACGTTGATGTGACAGTAGACCTACTGGTACCACCTTCACTGATATAGATACCATCCTTACCCGATACAAACTTCTTCTTATTAGTAACATCAAAGAACTGACCTTTCTCATTCTTCCTACGAGTACGAGTGACAGCAGCAGATGCTAACTTAGCCTCAGTCATAACAGTACCACTGACAGACGTTTGCTGACCTGTTGGTTGTGTGTAGATGATAGGTTCATTAACAAAGCCAGTGACACCCACATAAGCTTTAAGGTTATCAACATAGTTAACAACATCAGCACCTACAGTAGCCACAAGGTTATCCTTAAGGGTATTAGTGAGAATCTTTATTGCTTTATCTGTACCTATTTCACCAGCTACAAGCGCAATCTCTGAGTTAGGATTTGAGATAACTGCCTTAACAGCATACGCTTTCATACTAGCTAATGCCTGACCATAAACAAATGTCATCAGGGGTGGCTTTAGGAAGTTCGCTTTATCTTCAGTGGCTAACTTAACCAATCTTGTGATCTTCATTGCATTCTCAGGACTAGCTTCACCTATCTCATCGACAGGGTTTGTCAGTAAGTTATGTTTGAGCAAGT